GCCTCGTCGGCTGCCGCCTTGGCGGCGGCGGCGTCGAGATCGAATGGTGCCCTGCCGTTCGCGCGGTTGCCGGTCATGCCGGCGGGCCGTACAGCACCTTGGCCAGCGACCCGGCAGTGTCGAGCGCCGTAAGCGTGACTTCCATCGGAACCGCTTCGCCGCGCTTGATCTGCATATCGCCGGCGTCGGTCAGGTTCGCCCTGGGGAATACCACCCGCAGGCAGTGATTGATATCGGCGACGTCGATCCCCACCGCGTACAAGTGCTGCGGCTTATCCGAGCGCACGTCGAGCGAGAATGCGCCGGCTGTCGCGGTCGGCACGTCGGCGTCAAAGTAGAGCGCCATTGTCAGTTCGTTGATCTGCCAGAGGACGAACTTCATGGTCACGAGGCGTTTGGTGACCACCGTCAGCAGCGGCACGATGCTCTGCCAGGGCACGATCTCGTTGGTATCGGTGCTGCTGCCCAGGGTCGCGCCGTCGTCGCTGGCGTAACCCAGGATGTTCCACCCGGCCGGCCAGGCGACGATCGTGTCGGCCGGGCCGGCGGTGCCGGCTGCGGCGAGATAGAGACCGGGGCCTTTGTTGTTGCCGACCGTGACCTGCGTCGGGTCGAGCGCGTACGTGCCGACCAGGGGCTCGACTGTCGGGGCGTCGGGGGCTGCTACGGGCATGATCGTTTCCTTTCGTTCAGCCGGCGCGCGGAACTGCGGTGATCGCGAACCGGACCACATAACGGGGGGCGCCATCCGGATCGGGCAGCCACAACGGCCCCTCGGTGACGTCGACCCGGCACACGCCGCCGCCCGCCCAGTCAGAGGCGGGCAGCGCGCACACAGCACGACGCGCCATGTCGGCGCGGGCGGATGCCTCGTGCCTCGAGCTGGCGCGCGTGTCGACTTGGATATCGGTCGTCGAGACCCAGGCGGGCGGATCGCCCTCGCTGGCTGAGTAGGCCCACGACACGACGCCGCCGAGCGGGCTGACCGTCTGCCAGACGAGCAGCTCGACGTCGGGCCGGGGATAGTCGAGCGCCGGATCGTGACCGGGCGGCAGCGGCAGCGTCGTTGTCATCGCGACCTCGCCCTCGCCAGCGCCCGGCCGACCATCGCCGCCGCGCGCGTGTCGCGGGTGCCGAACTCGACATAGCGCGCGTACTCGACGTCGGTCGTCACCCGGTAGTCGGCGTCGCCGGTCCGCTCGACGTGCCAGCTCGACGCGAGCCGGCCGGTCAGTCGCGGCGTTCCCGCGACCGTGTCGTCGCGCAGCCGGTCGGCGCGGCGCGCGATATCCGGGTCGACAGCCTTGCGCGGCGCGCGCCGGTCGGTCACCCGGTAGCGAGCCCGGCCGGCGCTAGCCATGATCGCCGCCGAGCTCCGCGAGCTGGTCAGCGCCGAGCTGCGCGTCGCGCGTCACTGTCGCAGCCCAGCACGTCAGCGACCCGCCAGTCGGGTCGAGCACTTGCCGGCACTGCGACAGCACCCAGCGGACGCCCCGGATCTGCGCGCTCATCCCGTCCGCCGGCTGCGCGCCGTCCGGAAGGTACAGCGTGCCGGACTCGGCGCGCGCCGGCGCGTGCGGGCCGTAGCCGCCCCCGGTCTCGGCGTGCGGGTCGGACACGCCGCCGGCGAGCTGCAGGTTACCGGTCCCCGACCAGCCCGCGACGGTGCCGGGCTGAACCCAGCCGAGCGCGTCGGCGGCACCGGGCGCGTACAGCGTCACGCTGTCGACGCCCAGCAGCAGCAGACTCGTCGTCATCCGGCCACCCACCAGGGCGCGAACGGGTTACCGGACGGCTGGCGCATCGCCGAGCCGAGCGGCACGCTCGCGAGCCGGACGCCGAGAAACGAGCGGTGCCATTCGGCGCGCGCGATCGCGAGCCCGTAATCGCCGGTCGGCGCAGCTGGCGAGTACGCGACCGACTGCGCGCCGGTCGACACGCTCGACACAGCCGGCGTCGGCGGCAGCGTCGCCGCGTAGGCTTCCCACTGCAGCGCGGCGCACAGATGCGGCGACGACGACCAGTAGAGATCGGCGATCGCCGCCGCCTGGTCGTAGGGCAGCCCGCCCGTCGTCGGGGGATCGAGCGGCGGCGCCCACGACTGCCATGCTGCGCCCCCGGTGTCCGGATCGCCGCCAGGCGTGACCTGCAGCGCCTGCAGCAGATACGCCTGATTGCTGCCCGGTGCTGCGAACGCCGAGCCGGTCGCCGCGACCGTCACGCCGAGCTGCACCCACGTGGTTTGATCGGTCACGCTGGCGACGGTCCATTGCTGGTAATTCTGGCTGTCGTTGCTGCCCTGCTGTATGAGCGCGTCGCCGAGCTGCAGCGCGATCAAGCCGGCATGCCGGTCGTAGCCGTCCTTGTCGACGCTGGCGATCGCGACGAGCGCCGGCGCTGGCCAGCTGTCGGCCCGGTACTTGCCCACGCCGGGCGCGACGTCGGGAGCGCCGGCCTGGGTATCCCAGTAGCCCGACGCGAGGACGACCGCGACCGGCGGAACGGTCACCGTGACCGACGGGGTTGTCATGTCAGCGCGCGCCCGCCTTGGCGCTGCGCTGCGCCGGCTGCTCCTCGGCCGCGGCCTCTTCGCCCTCGGCGAGCGTGGGCGCGGTGCCGGACGCTGCGCCAAGCGCAGCCTTAGCGAACGCCTTCGCGCCGGCGGGCACGTCGGGGGTCACCGGATCGATGACGACCGCCCCGAATCGAGCCCAAACTTTGCATGGCGTGACGTTGTCTTGGAAGCCCGACACGAGCACGACGCCGGCGGCGTCGGCGATCACGCCGCTCGGATTGATCTCGAAATTGATGTCCTGCCGGACGCCGATCACGAGATAGCGCCAGTTGCCCGTAATGAACGTCGCGGGCGCTGCGCCGGTCGTGTAGTGCCAGGGGATGTAACTGATCGGCGAGCCGTAGACCGATGGCAGCTGGTAGTCGTCGACCTGAACCGAGCCGAGCACTAGCTCGCCGGTCGTCGCGCGCAGCCCCCGGAACAGCCCGCGCGTCGCCCGCGACGCGCAGTGGCCGGTGACGTCGAGGCTCTGGCCTTCGACCTGCGTCATGCACTTGTTGACGGTATCGAGCGCGTCGGTTCCGGCGTTGACCCCGATCGCGCGGCCGATCACGCCGCCAGTCGGGAACGACGCCGGCGGGTTGAGACCGAAAATGACCGCGTCGTCGAGCGCCCTGGCGATCGCTTCGGACAGCAGCGGCCGGCAGTAGGCCCACAGGTTGATTGAGCTGTCGTCGATCATCTTGTCGGGAATGCCGATCACCGCCGCGACTTCCTCGGCCGTCAATACGGCTGTCTTCAGGCCGATATCGGTATAGGGCTTGCGGCCGGACGCCGACGTGACCCAGCTCGCGGTCGGGAACGTCTTGGGTACGGGCATCTGCGTGACGCCGGTGCCCATGGGCAAGCGGGTGCCGAGCGTAAGGGCCGCCGATGATCTGACGGCCTCTTTCAGAATGGTTGCCGATTGCTCGGGCGGGATAACTCCGGAAAAATCGCCGAGTGCCATGGCGCAGACTCCAAGGTGCGAAAGCGGGTTTGAATGTCACCGCTTTCCGCTACCGGGGGGCGCTGGCGTCGCGCCGCGCGCGCCCCCGGCCCTGGCATCGCGCCGAGGTAAAGCGACCGGATTCGGTTACCGGCTGCGGCTGGCGTCGCGCCGCGCCGCATCACCGTCAGTATGCCCCGCGCCGCCGAGCGGGTCTAGCGCATCTGCGCGCGCAGCCAGTCGTCGTCGCCGTTGACGGGCGCGCGCGGCCCCGCGGGCACCCGGCCCGGCCAGGCCGGCTGCTGCTGCTGCACTGGCGGCGCGAGCTGGTCGACGAGCGCGCCGATCTTGCGCCGGTCGGGCGCGCCGTCGCGTAGCAGCTTGCGCAGATCGATGATCTCTAGCGCCTTCTCGATATCGGGCAGCCGGTCGCGCGCAGCGCCCCGGAATATCTCAGCGGCCAGATCAAGCGCTGCCTTGTCGGCAGCCTCGCGCCTGCCCTCGTCGCGCGCCTGCGCGAGCTGGCGCTCGGCGTCGCTCATCTGCGCCTGCTGCAGCTGCGCGAGCTGGCGCTGCAGATCCTTGACGCGCGCGCGCTCGTCGGCGAGCGCCGATTCGAGCGCGGGGCCGGGCTGCTGAGCGCCAGTCTGGCCGGCCGGCTGCTGACTGGCCGGCTGCGAGCTGGCCGGCGCTGCGGGCGCTGGCTGCGCCGCCTGCTGCTGCGGTTGCGCCGGATCGGTGGCCGGCGCTGGCGTCGTCGGCTGCGCCGGCGGGACCGGCGCGGCGGGCATGGTCATGGGCTACTCCCTCACTGGCAATTGCGGGCCGGGGGCGCTGCTGCGCCCGCTGGCTGTCGTCGGCACTGGCTGCGGCGCGAGCTGCGGGCCGGACAGCTCGGCCTCGCGCATCTGCCGCCATTCGGCGATCGTGCTCGGCGTCGCGCCCCACTTCGCCCACAAGGCTTCGAGGGGCACGCCGAGAGTCCTCATCTTGACGAGCCCGTCGACGAGCTGCGCCTCGGACCTGGTCTCAAAGTCGCGCCAGATGATCTCGGCGCTCTGCTCGGCTGCGGCCGCGTCATTGCGCGCGATCGCGAACGCGGTCCGCATGACCGTTTCCCAGCCCTCGCCGATGTGCAGCGCGCGCCGGCTCACCTTGGCGACGAGACCGGCCTCGGCTGCCTTGATCGCGTCGGCGCTCAGGTTCGCCATCGGGCGGAAGTAATACGTCGGCGTCTGCGTGATCGCGGCCATCATGTCGACGTCCTGCTCGACGCTGCTGTGATAGCCCTGCAGCGTCGACTCGGCGAACGAGCCGAACCGCGCGGCGGGGTTCTCGGTCACCAATAGCCGGTTCGCGCCGACGTCAAACGGCGCGTTGTACTGCACCTGCTCGACCGGCTCGCCGGTCGCCGGATCGGTCGTCGTGATCATCTGCTGAGGGATGCGAATCCCCGCCGCCCAGATCTGCCGGAACGCCGAATAGTCGGTCGCGACCAGCCGGTTAAAGAGCGTGGTGCATATGCGGTCCTGGATCGGTATCGCCGGCGTCAGCTCAGAGCGCGGCGGTCCCCAGGTGCGCGGCTGCGGGCAGATCTCGATCATGCCGACGACGCCGGCCGGGTTCGGCATGATGACCGGGTCCGATCCGCTCGCCTGCCAGATCGCGATCTCGCCGGCGGTGATCAGTACCTCAGTCGTGCCAGCGCCGAGCGGCTCGCCCATCCACGCCGGCCAGGGGTAGTCCTGCGGGTCGATTCCGGCGAAACGCTTGTATCCGGCGACGCGCTCGCGCCGGTCGCCGGGCCGGTACAAGATCGTCGCCTCGAACGGCGATTCGGCGGTGATCCGGACGCCGGTCGGGTTCGCGCTGTCGTCGTCGGGCTGCACGAGCACGAATGATTGCCCGGTCACGAGCGCGTCGGTCTGCACTAGCTCGGCGTCGGCGTCCATCTGGCTCGCCTGCCAGATCTGCCACGCCTGGTCGCTCGCGGCGCCCCACCGGAACCCGACGACCGACAGCCGCTCGGCGACGGCGTTAACGATCAGCTCGCACCAATCGCAGCCGGACTCGTCGAGCAGCTTGCGGAACGTCTGCCGCTCGGCCGTCGCGAGTAGCGCGACGATCTCGGCCTCGCCGTCGTAATAGAACTGATAGCGCCGGGCGCGCTGCGCCTGCGCGTCGAGTTTCGCCGACGCTGCGCCGCGCAGCGCCTCGAGCTGGCTCGCGCCGAGCGGCGCGCCGCCCAGCTCGTCGACGTCGAGTACGGTCATCGCCTGGCCTCCCCTCTGGCCGGGCGCTTGGGTCAATCATGGACTAGAACCCTGCGGCGGCGTAATCGTCGCCCTGGCGCTCGGCGTGGCGCAGCGCGCGGTCAAGCGCCATGATCGCCGCGACGATGCTGTCGATCTTGTCAGCCGAGCGCTGTTTGTCCGGCTTGATGTTGCCGGCCGGGTCCTCCCGCGTGATCAGGTTGCCCGCCTGCCAGCGCGCGACCGGATTGCCGCCATGCCGGTACATGCCAGCCGCGACCAGCCGCAGGAACTCTTTAGTCGGCCCGCTCATGCTGGCGTAGCCCTGGCCCATCTGCAGCAGCGGAAAGCCCTCGTCGAGCAGCTCGATCGACAGCTGCGTCGCGCCCCAGCGGTCGAACGCGATCTCGCGCAGGTCGTAGCGCTCGGCGTCGGCGCGCAGCGCGACCTTGATCGCGTCGTAATCGATCACGTTGCCTGGCGTCGTCGTCAGCAGGCCGGCGCTGGCCCACGCCGACGCTCTGCCGCCCGTCCGGCGATCGAGACCGGGCAGCGCCGACTCGGGCGCGAACACTCGCCAGATGACGTCGTGCCCGCCATCGGCGGCGGGGAAGTCGAGCGCATACGACGCGAGGTCGATCGTCGACGCGAGGTCCAGCCCGGCATAGCACTCGCGGCCGGCCAGCTCGCCGAGCTGGCGCGCGCCGGCGTCCCAGCGCAGCAGGTCGAGCGCGCGGCCGGCCTGCATCTGCTGCTGATTGAGCCTGTATTGCCGGAACGACCTCTCGGCGGCCGGGTTGGCGATCGCCTTGGCGCACTCTGCGCGCAAGATCCGGATATCGAGATACTCGCCGAGTCCGGGGTTCGCCAGATACCAGCTCGCCTCGTCTGTCCAGTCGGCGTCGCGCGGCGTCGAGTGCAGCACGACGAGCCGCGCGTGATCTAGCTCGGGGTCCTCTAGCACCCGCTCGGACCATGCGCGCTCCTGCGCGGCGAAGCCGGCCGGATCGTTGTCCGCTGTCGTCGCCAAGACGAGCAACGGCTGCGACCTCGTGCCGAACCCGGTTCGTATGGCGTCGTACAAGTCGCGCGACGGCTGGGCGAGCAACTCGTCGATATACGCGCCATGCGGCGACTCGCCGAGCGCGCCGAGCGCGTCGCCCGCGGTGACCGCGAAAAACGAATACGCCTGCTCGTCGACGATCCGGCGAGCCGACTTGGCGACGGCCAGCCGCGCCGACAGCACTGGCGACAGCTCGACCATGCGCGCGGCGACCCGGAACGCGAGCGACGCCTGATCCTTGTCGAGCGCGAGCCCGTAGATCTCGGCGGCGTCCTCGTCGTCGCCGACGAGCAGGTACAGCATCAGGCCGGCGATGATCTCCGTTTTGCCATTCTTGCGGCCAGTGCTCAAATACAGCTCGCGATAGCGCCGGACGTACTTGCCCCAGCCGGGATCGTACTCGACGGTCCCGAGCAGCGGGCGCAAGATCTCGTCGGCCTGCCAGTCAGCCGGAATGAACGCGCGGCGCGACCAATCGCCCTTTGTGTGCACGAGCAGCTCGGCAAAGAATGCGATCGCGTGCTCGGCGCGCGGCTCGCACAGATGCTCCCCGCGACGTAGGCACTGGACCCCGTCGAACACTCGCCCGCAAGGCGGAAAGCGACGCCGGTCGACGCGGCTCGGGCTTCCGGCCCCCATCATGCACCCCATGATGACCGCTCGCGCGAAATGCCCGCCAGCTGGCGCGACGCGGCGGGCTGCAGCGGCGCGCAGCACCGCTCGCGACAGATGACACGCGCGACCGGCTGCGCCGCTTAGAACCGCTCTCAGCGGCGCGTTGTACTTTTACAACTTGTGCCAACGCGAAAGGCCCGCGCCAACCCCGGTAGGCGCGGGCCAGTCAGCGTTCGGCGTCAGCTCTTGTTAGCGTCGCGCCATTCGCCAGTAAACGGGTCTTTGACGACCTCGGCGATCGCGATGTTGTACCCGCCAGACGCGCCGGCGCTGGCGACAGTCTTGCCATCGATGACGATCTTGCACTCGACGCTGCCGCCGCCCTGCAGCTGAGCAGAGACCGAATAGCCGATCGCGTCGGTCGAGTCGAGCGACACGCGCTTGTGCATCGGCGACGTGCCGGCGTAGCTGCTGCCGATCGGCCCGTACGTGACGTCAGCTGTCGAGCCGGTCACGACGTACTCGACGACGTGCTGCGGTGCCGGGTTCGGCTCGGTCGCCGGCCCGGTCGCGCTCGGCGAGCTGGCCGGCGTCGACGACGCCGGCGCTGGCGCGCTCGTCGTCGGCTGCGCAGCCGGCGCGAGCGTGATCGTCGGCGTCGGCGCTGGCGTCGGCGAGCTGCTGCCCGATCCGATGCTCGCGGCGACGATTCCGGCGACGACGAGCGCGCCAATGGTCGTGACGATCGGATGCCGGCGCGGCCACGACCGGTCGTCGCGACTCGGCGGCTGCGGGCTGGTCTGGGTTGTCATGGTGGTTACCTCTCTGGGTTGTGAGCTGGCTCGTCAGCGGCGCGTCGCTCACTCGCGCCGGACGCGCGCCAGCTGGCGCGCGTTTCGCCTCTCCGGACTACCACCCCAGCGCGGCGCGAATCGCGTCGCCCCAGCGACCGGGCAGCGGCCCGCCGATCGACCGCATCTGACCTTGCAGATAGATCGCGAACGCTCGCCGGCCCTCGGTGTCAGTGATCCGGTAAAACGCCTCGGTGACAGGGCTCGGCGCGCTCTGGTCGTCGGTGAACGCGAGCGGGGTCACCTCGACGACGATCGTGTCGTCATTGAGCGTGATCGTGTCGGCGTACTTGCGCCCGTCGGGCGCGTCGCTCATGTGCTGATTCATTGGTGGTTACCTCTCTGGGTTGAGCTGGCTCGTCAGCGGCGCGTCGCTCACTCGCGCCGGACGCGCGCCGAGCCGGTCAGCTCGGCGCGCGTTTCGCCGGTTACTTGGCCGACTTGCGCGACCGGCGCGGCTTGGCCGGCTTCGGGTCGACGAGCAGATCGTCGTCGGCGCTCGCCGACTCGGCCGGCTCGGCGCTGGCGCTCGCGCCGGGTCCGGCCAGCTTGGCGGCGGCCTTGGTCTTGCACCCGTCGCACCAGATCGCGCGCTCGGTCGACGAGCCGAGCGCGCGGCCGGCCTTGCGGTTGAGCGCGCTCGCAGTCGCGCCATGCTCGACGCAGCGCGTTAGCCATTCCGGACCCTCGGCGGTCGGGTCGGCCTTCCGGAATTGCTCAAACGTCGGCGTCTTCTTGAGCGCCAGATAGCCGGCCGGCACGTCGCCGACACCCTCGACGCGCGCGACGCGCTCGGCGCGCTGGCGCTTGGCCGGCTTGGTCTCGGCCGGCTCGGCCGACGCCGGCACGCTGGCGCTCGGCACGTGCGCCCAGAACTTGGTCGCAGCGCCGAACTGGCCACGCTCGACAGTCGCGCCATCGTCGCCGATCAGGTTGAGCGACTGGCCGTCGAAAGTGACCGACGCGACGTGCGTCGGCGACTCGGCCGGCGACTTGATCGCTGTCCCGTAGAACGCGAACGTCTGCGGGTTACCGTGCTGCTTCCACGTCGCGCGCACTGGCGCGAGCGTCGCGGCGTGCTCGGCGAGCTGCGCGCGCTCGTCGTCGGTCAGCGCTGACGCGTCCTGGCCGGTCTCATCCGAGCCGGTCGCGCCGAGCAGCTCGTCGAGCAGCTCGACCGGATTCGGCTGCAGCTCGCCGACTGGCACGACGCTAACGCCGGTCACTGCGGCGTCGTCGGTCCATGCGATCTCGGCGAGCTGGCCGGACTCGCTGTCGAGAATCGTCCGGATCACGCCGACGTTGCCGGTCGGCGCGTGCGTCACTCGCTGATTGGCGACAAACTCGGTCTGCGCAGCGTTGGCCTCAGCAGCAGCCAGCGCGTCGCGCTCGGCGATCTGCTGCGCGCGCGCAGTCCGGTTATTGCGCCGGCGCGGCTTGGCCGGCGCGTCGCCGATCGGCGTCACGCTCGCGAGCTGCTCGGTCTCGGTAGTGGTCTGGTCGGTCATGGTGGTTACCTCTCTGGGTTGAGCTGGTCTCATCAGCGGCGGGGGCTCAAGTCGCCGGACGCGCGCAGCTGCGCGCGTTTCGCCAGTCTTACTCGCCGAGATCCGGCGCGGGCTCGTCGGCGATCACGATCACGTCGTCGAGCACGTCGAGCACGTCGAACCCGCGCAGCTCGACCAGCGCGATCGCGTCGTCGAGCGTCGGCGCGTCGACCGGCTCGGCGTTGTACCCGCGCGGGGTCATCACTCGCCAGCTCACAGCGCACCCCCGGCCGGCTTGCGCCAGCCGGCCTCCAGCACGCGTCGCGCGATGGACGTCGCGGCGGCCGGCTCGATCGTGGCGAGCATGGTCTCGTTAGCCAGAAAGCGCGCCAGCTCGTCGACGTCAGCCTGCGTGATGATCACAGCGCACCCCCGTCGACGATCTCGATCACGACGATCGGGCCGGTCGCGTACTTGGCTAGATCGCGGTTGCCCTTGCTCGCAGCCGACGCGCTCTTGTGGAACGCGAGCACGTTACGCGTCGCGCCCTCGTGCGGGATGGGGGTCAGGCTCGCGTGCGAGTAGACGACGCGGCTGGCCTGCAGCAGCGCATCGCCGGCGAGCAGCTCGCCGGCGTTGATCTCGCCATCGCCGAGATATGCGAACTTGCCGGACGGCAGCGGGTAGCGGGTGATCGTGATCACTTGGCGCTCCCGAGAGACAGATCGACGATCGCGTCGAGAATGGCGTCGGGCAGCACGCCGTCGACTTGGTACGGCTTCGGGTCTGCGCCAGCGCGTATGAGCTTGGCGATCCGGAGGGCTTCGGCTCGGGTCATCGTGGTTACCTCTCTGCGAACTTGTCTAACGACAAGTTAAACGGGTCACGCCGCCCGAGTCATGCCGCTAAACGGGGTCTGACCTGGGCAAACTCTTGTGAGGCTCGTCACCCCTTGATAGTCTGGCCATCCCCGCGCGGCTGGTCTGGCCGGGATTGGGTGGTTACCTCTCGCCATGCCGGTCGCGCGGGCCGGCCGCCGGTATATATCCCGGTATGAAATCGGCGGCTCAGCTCGACAGCAGCCGCTCGGCCGGCAGGCTGCGGTGAGTGTGCTCGACTTTGAGCGGCTGACGCGACGACGGGGTGAACCCGAACTCGCGCGCCCAGAGCCGGACCTCGACGCTCGCGGCGTTTCGCTGCGCGACCGCGGGGTTCTTGTGCGCGAGCCCGTCGCGGCCGATCAGCAGCGGGCCGGAACGCGCGACCAGGTCCGACAGCACGCCGAGCAGCGCGACCGCCTCGCAGTAAGCGGCCAGCGCCGACGAGTCGACGCCCTTGGCGGTGCCCATCGCGGCGAGATCCGGCGCGACCCGGTTCCATTCGGCGCGGGCGCGCTCCGACAGCCAGTCCGGCGCGACCGGCTGCTCGTCGCGCGGTCTCGGCTCGGCGCGGTTGATCCGGTAGGGCCGGTCGCCTTTCAGCACGCGCAGGTTAGTCGGCGAGGGCGCCGGACCCCGCCGGCCCATCACGCGCCCGCCACGAACGCGCCGGCCATGCCGTCCGCGAACGCGCCGAGCATCTGCCATTGATGCCAGCGAAACAGCGGCTCGGGCAGCGACCAGCCCGCCTCGGTTATCTGGCGCGACAGCTGCGCGTCGGTCGCCGGTATCAGCACCCCGCGCAGCGCGCGCGCCTTCGCCCTGATCGCCGAGTCGGTCACGCCGCGCGCCGCCTTCCAGTCGTGCGACGCGTCGCAGGCGATCTCGGCCCAGCGCACGTCGCGCGGGCGCAGTTTCTCGGCGACGATCAGCGCGCCGCCCGGTGCCGCATTCTCGCGCGCGAGAGACAGAGCGCGAATCCGGTCGGCCGGGTCCGGCAAGAATTGGAGCGTGAACAGTGCCACCGTCAGGTTAGCGGCCACGTGTGACAGCGGCCCCTTCTCGATGCGGCACTCGTGCGTCAGCACGCGAACGCCGGTTCGCAGCTCGCGCAGCGCCAGCTCGGCGCGCTTGAGCATCGCCGGCGACTCGTCGTACAGGTCGAACCCGATATCGCGCTCGGGGTGCCGATGCTCGATCGCGCAGCACGTGACGCCGGTCGCCGAGCCGAGATCGGCGACGCGCCCGCCGGCCGGCACGAGCCAGTCGGCGATCTCGGCGATCATCTGCTGCATGAGGTCGTAGTGCGGGACCGACGCGCGCACGTGCTCGCCGAACACGTCGGCGACAGCCGGCGTGAACTGCCAGCCTCCGGGGCCGAACTGCTCGGCGACGTCGACGCTCACGCTGCGCCCCTCTCCCGCAACGGCTGCAGTATCCGCTCGCGCACTGCCGCCGCTACCGCGCGCATCATGACGGGCGGGACCGCGCGGCCGATGCGCTCCCAGCGCTGAGGATAGCTGCCGGTCAGCCTGAAGTCGGGCGGGAACCCGCCGAGCGCGCGCAGCTCGCCGAGCGTCGGCCGCCGGTATTCGAGCCGGTACTCGTCAGCCTGGCCGGCCATCGCGCCGAGCCGGCGCGCGTTCGCCGGCCGGACGCCGCGCCGCGCCAGATACGCGGTGCCCATGCTGGCGATCAGATCGTGACCGGTCTCGGGGTCGACCGGCGTCCCCGCGGGCATGATCAGCCCTAGCTCGGCGTGCGACGTGTAGTACGTCTGAATCGTCGGCGCGGGCTGCGACGCGTCGCGGATCCCCCAATGCCACATGACGCCGGCGCAGTCCGGCAGAGCGTCGCGAACCGAGCGCCGGTAAGGCAGCGGCTCGGGGAAGACGGGCGCGAGCGCCAGGTCGTCGCGCACGCCGACGATAAAGATCCGGCGACGCTCGGTCGGCGCGCCCAGCCATGACGCGTCAAGCAGCCGGGCGCTGGCCCGGTAGCCGGCGTCGCGCAGCCGCGCCAAGATCAGCCGGAAATAGCCGCGCGACACGCCGCGCACGAGACCGGCGACATTCTCGGCGATCAGCACCTTCGGGCGCAGTCCCTCGGCGATCCGGGCGTACTCGAAAAACAGATCATCGGCGCGCTGCACAGTGCCCGAGTACGCCTTCTGCCGGCCCCAGCCGGCCGACAGCAGCCCGTTAGTGCTGAACGGCGAGCAGGGCGGCGAGCCTTCGAGTATGTCGATCTCGCCGAGCAGCTCGCGCAGCTCGCCGGCGTCGACGTCGCGAATGTCGCGCGTGTCGAGCGGCGTCGCCGGATTGTTCGCCCGGTACGTCTCCGCAGCAGCCGGCACGAACTCGCTCGCCCAGACGACGCGACAGCCCGCCATGCGCAAGCCGGCGCAGCTGCCGCCGCCGCCGCTGAACGTCGACGCGACGATCGGCTCGTCGCCAGTCAGATCGCCGCCGAGCTCCGCCAGCGGCGGCACCCGATACGCCGGCCGGCTCGTCACGCGACGCCCTCGTCGCCCTGGCCGTCGTCGTCGACAGCTGTCCGGCGTCCCTTCGGATCGCCAGACCAGCCGTAACCGCAGCGCGGGCAGACATGCTCGACCGGCAGATCGTCGCCGTACTCGCGGAACTCGCCGGGCCCGGACGGCTGCAGCTGGCGCGTCAGCTCGGCGAACCGGTCGGCGGTAAAGCCAGTCGGCGCGAGACCGAGCGGCGTCGCCTGCTGCTCGCGCAGCAGCTCGACGAGCTGCTCGGCGTCCCAGCGC